GCAAATGGATCTGAAATAACATTGAATGTTGTTGATACTGGTGAAGGAACTGATTATCCATTATCTGCAGGTGCTGTTGGTAGATTGAATGGAAACACAACTTATTATGCTATTACTGGTGCTGCAAACTCTCTAGAAAGTGATCAGTTAAAGATTGCTATTACTGCTGCTAACGCAAACCTAGGTGATGCATTATCATTTGTTAACGCAGGTACAGGTCGTCAACAAGTATTGACTGAATCATTTGGTGGTGCTGCCACAGCAAACGTTATTACATCTACATTCCTAGAGGGTGAACTTGTATATCAAGGTGATTCACTTGATACTTCTACTGCACAAGGTTATGTTTCAACTAATGCAGGTTGGCAGATTGGACCTAGAGTTCTTAAGATTGTAGATTACACTGGTGTATTTACACAAGGATCAAGAATAACTGGTGTGATTTCTAAGTCTTCTGGTATCATGTCTGATATTAAAGTTGCTACTGGTGTTCTAGAGATTGGTTCTATTACTAAAACTACTGGTCAATTTATTGATGATGTTGGTAAACCATCTGAGATTATTCAAAAGATACAAGATAGTTACTATTATCAAGACTTCTCATACGCTGTTAAATCTGCTGTTTCTATTGGTGAATGGAAAGAGATTCTAATCAAGAATGTTCACCCTGCATCATTTAAAGTATTTGGTGAGTTAGACCTAAATGATTATGGTTTCATTCCTAATAAAGAAACCGCATTCCAGTTAACTAAATCTGTTGAACTTGCTAGAGATGCGATTGTTCCTAACATCCAAAACTTTGCTCTTGTTGAACCTGTTTATTCTGAGTTTAATAATACTGAAGTTCTATTCCGTCAAAAACGTCTTACTTCTTCTGAGAACATTCTAACTTCTGTTGTACAGAGATTAGATGATATATCAACTCAGTTTGATGGTGAGAAAATATCATTCCCTCTAACTGTTGATGGTAACAACGTTGTTGCTAATGCTAACCAGTTAATGATTGTTCTTAATGGTGTTGTACAAACTCCAGGAACTGCATTTGAACTTCAAGGTGATTCTATTGTATTCAGTGAACCACCACAACCTCCTGCAAGTATTAAGTATGTAAACGTTACTATAACTCAAGTTGCTACAAGGAGAATACAGTTTAACAATATTAGTGGTATCTTCCCAAGCATAGGTATGGCACTAGTTGGTACAAGTTCTGGTTCAAGATTAACTGTAACATCTGTAGTTGGTAATGATATTTTCGGATTCATGACAACAGGATCTGAGTTTATTGCAGGTGAACTGACTACTGTTGGTGCTACTGGTTTTGCTGCTAACGTTGCTGCTCAAGCGTCAGGTGGATTGAATGATACTGGATCTGGACAATACTCTGTACCTAATATTGGATTATTTGTATTTGGTGAAAATGTTTCTAACTTAACTGGTGACACTGCTAAAGTTGAACAAATAAACTTAGATGGTGCTACAACACCTCTTGCACAGTTACGTTATACTATTGGTGCTTCAACTACAACCATTGAAATGGTTAAGTACAAGACTGACAACTCAACTGCTGATGAACCAGTTGATGCAGGTACATTCGTCGCAACTAAAAATTATCAAGTAGAATCAGAAATATTCTTAGTTAATAGTGTTGTACAAAATAATGATTCAACAACTCTAACTGTAACTAGAGCACAGAATGGTACAGCAGCAGTATCACATCAAGAAGATAATCCAATATACAGCACTGACATAGTAGTTACAGATAAACTAACACTAAGTAAAACTGCAGGTACATATCAGTCTACACCTGGATTATTTGATATTCAGTTAAATGATTATATTGTTGGTGCACAATCTGGTGTAGTTGCTTTAGTAACACAGACATCTGCTTATCAAGATCCTACAACTCAGGAGTTTATTGGACAGGTTAATATATCTGAAGGTTCATCATTCTTTGGATTACTATTCAACAGAATCACATCTCAGACATATCCAAACGTTGTTCTTGATAACATTTCACAATCACAGATTGGTATAGTAAACTTTACTGATAACAATACCGCATTTGATAGTAGTTTCCCTGCTAATGAACAGGTTAATAACTATGTGATTCCTTATGATAATTTAACTGGTACATTCCAAGAGAATGAATATATCCGTAACTATAAGGTTGATTATGGTAATAATAATGGTGACTTTACTGCAACAGAAGGTGCTAGAATCAGAAAACTAACAATCACTGATAGAATAGGTGATGGTATATTCCAAACTGGTCAAGTTATAAGATCTAGAGATAGTAAAGCAGAAGTTGTTGGTTATAACCAAGCAAGAAATACAATCTATCTTGGTAAGATTGGTAGATCACAACGTGGTGGATTAGACTTCAACCCTCCAACATGGTATGGTGAAGCACAGATTGATACATCAACTAAAAAGTTTGGTCAAGGATCATTATTATTAGGTAGAGCAAATCATACTCATACATTTGTAAGTGGTGTTGCTAACGCAATCCAAGCATCAAATGGTGCTACATCTACTCACACTGCACAGGCAGGAACATCATATGATCCTGAGACAGGAACATTAGTTATCAATATTGGAACTCACAGTTTAACAACAAGTAATAAAGTTACTATTGCTGATGGAGGTTTGACATTTACATGTACTGCTGATAGTAATACAACAAATCATCCATATCCAAGATCTACTGACCCTGCATCTGGACAGGCATTAGACATCACTGCAGTAACCTCAGACACTATTACTGTTAGTGTTGGTGTTGCACAGGTTACATTAGATTACTTGAATGTAGATTCATCTAGTGATTTTGCATGGGGAACTGCTGCATTTACTATTGAACTTTATGTTAAGGCAGCAGCAGCGTCTATATCTGGTGTAGCAACTTTACTTGACTTTAGAACAACAGCAAATGATGTAGCAGGTCGTTTATACTTAAATGGTGGACAAGTTCGTTATAATGTCAATAACTCTGATCTAGTAACATCTGGTGCTACTGTTCTTGCTACAGATACTTGGACACATGTTGTTGTACAGAAAACTTCTACCACTGTTAAAATATTCTTAAATGGTGTTGAGAGAGGAACTGGTACAGATAGTCAAAACTATGCTGCCAAACCACTAAGAGTTGGTGCAGATTATGCAGGAGCAAATGCATTCTTCGGACATATTGATGAACTAAGATTGAGTGCAGAAAGTCGTTATTCTACAATACCATTCACTCCTCAGAATGGAATGTTCCAAGGTGATGCTAATACAAAATTATTATGGCATTTTGATGGTGCTGATAAACAGGTATTCCTAGAAGACTGGTCTGGTGCACCTGACTTTACTATCGATGAATATGTTAATAATGATGCTATCAGAGCAACTGCTAGATTAATCGGTGGTGTACATACATTTGTTTCTGCAACAACTAATGCAATCACTGTAACTGGATCAAGTAGTTTCACTCCAACTGCAGTTGATTATGATGCAACTACAGGTTTGATGGAAATCAATATTGGATCTCATAGTTATACAACATCTGACACTATTACGATTGCTGCAAACTCATTAACATTCACATGTACAAAAGATAATAACGCAACAAATCATTCTTATCCAAGAGTGACAGATCCTTCTTATGGTAAAACCCTTGCTATCACTGCTGTTACAGGAGATACAATCACAGTTAATGTAGGTGTTGCAAGTAGAGGATTTAATCAGAAAACACACAGATATATTAACGCTGCAGATAATATAATATTAAACTACGATTACATTGCTAGAGAGGCAGTGTATATCATGAAGGAACGTTATCCATTCTTCACCGTTATTGGTGGAGCAGTTAACTGTGAAGATGATGTAAGAGATATTCTTAAAGCAATGGTTGAAGATCTTAGAAATGGATCTAACAGTCATACATGGGATGCTTCTGCATTATATGTCGATAGAACTACTAATCCTATCACATTGTTACATGTTTCAGATGACTTGAAAGAATCACTATACACATATGATATAGTAGAGAAGTTAGTAAGATTTGTTATTAATAATGAACCATGGTCTACATTAGGTGATCATGGATTGACTCAGAAGTTTGATACCACTATTACTGAATCAAACTATCTTACACAGTCTGTAACTCAGTTTACTCCATCAACTGCAACTTACAACCCTGCTACTGGTGACATGGTTGTTACTAGCACTGGACATGGATTAACAAGTGATACAAATCTCACTGCATCTAATGCAACTTATGATGCTGCTACTGGTATTTTAAATATTACCTCTAACAGTCATAATCTTGCAACTGGTGATAAGATTCAACTTGCTGATAACTCATTGACATTTACATGTTCAATGGACAGCAATGCTACAAACCATACCTATCCAAGAGCAAAAGACCCTGCTGCTCAAGGTTGGCAAGAAGTTACAAGAGTTGATGCTAATAACTTTACTATTGATGTTGGTAAGTCACCAATAGTAAATTATCAACCAGGAGCAGGGACAACTTATGATCCTGCAACTGGACTTCTTAAGATGTTCATTGGTGATCATAACTTAGCAGTTGGCACAAACATTAAGTTGACTGCTAATTCCTTAACATTTACTTGTGATTATAATGGTGATGGTCAGACAACTCAGAAGACATATCCAAGAGCAAGTGGTGAAGATGGAACTGCAGGTGGAGCAAGTAATAATACTGGAACTCCTGACGCTGCATACAATACAGCATTAGCAATAGTTGCTGATGGTGTATCATCTACTGCTACAGGTGCATCTTATAATCCTGCTGATGGCGTTTTAGTTATTACTCAAAACTCTCATGGATTTGTTGTAGGTGACAAGATCAGGATTGCTGATAACTCACTATCCTTTACTTGTACTAAAGATGGCAACCATGAAACTAAATCTTATCCTCGTTCAACAGATCCTTTCTCTGGCAGATGGTTAAGGATTACAGCGAAGACAGACAATACATTCACAGTTAATGTTGGTCCTTCTTCTGCTGCTGATCAATATGTTCATACATTCGTATCTGCTTCAGCAAACGGTATTATCAAGCGAGATAATTCTATCACTGTCAATGTCGGCACCTCTTCGGACACTTCGACACACACATTCGTTTCTGCAACTTCAAATGCAATAATAACAGGAGGTAACTACACACATGCATTCGTTTCTGCTACCACTAATGGCATCACTGTCTCTGGTGATTCTGTATTCCTTGCGGATGGTGCTGTCTCATTCACTTGCTCCAAGGATGGTAATCAAAAGATTACAGCATATCCAAGAAAATCTGACCCTGCGTCTAAGCAAGTTCTTAAAATCTCTGCCCATACGAACGACACGTTCACGATCAACGTCGGCAAGTCTTCTGCTGATGACCAGTACTCTCACACATTCTCTAGTGCGTTAACTAATGGTATAACAAAATCTGAATACTCAACACAAGATTGTCAAGATGTACAATCAACAGTAGCAAACCTATTTGATATCATTACTGATACATTGACATTTGCATCACAATCACCTGCTGTAGATCATCTTGCAACTGTAACTAAATCAGAACCTGCATATGAGTTTGTTGGTGCAACAATAAATGCGTTCTCTGAAGTTCCATTAACAGTTGATTATCATAATGGCACAAATGATGTAATATACACAAATCAAATAGATACCGATGCTCGTGGTAGATTCCGTGATGCTGCTAACTTAATTCGTGCAAATAGAAGAGTTATCGTTGATAAGGCAGCATATGATATGTTACAAAGATATCCTGCTCTTGCATTGGATATGCCTAGAAATGCTAATGGTACATCTACTGATGGTACATTACGTTGTAAAACTGACTTAGGATTAATATTGGATGGATTGGCACAAGATATTGAAGACGGTGGTAATGATGGAATACTTACTGCTGTAGGTTTCTACATTGGTAACAATAGTGAGTTACGTTATATCCGTTTACAGGTTCATCAGTCTGCTTATGCACATGAAAGATTAGCATTCTATGCTAAACAAGCAGTTACAGGAGATCTAACTTATGATAATACTGATGGTATTATAGTTGGTGATTGGGGTATAACAAATGACGCAGGTGGATGTGCTAACGTCAAGACTGCAATCGATACTCTTATTACATTACTGAATGATATTATTGCTCCTACTTCTGCTGATTTTAATACTGCTGCTGACAGATTATACTTTAACAGAGAGTATATTAGAGAAGAGATAACTGGTCTAATGACCACAGAGTTTACATATCTGTTGAACAATGTACAGTTCCAAGCATTCCAGTTTCCAGGTGGTGCATTAGGTGAATCAGCATTCCAACAATCTCTTGAAGATATAATCATTGGTGGAATATCTGACTTACAAACTGGTGGTAATGATAGTATTATTTTAGAGATTGAAAAGTTCCTTACTGCTGCTTTAGAATACAACTATAGCACTAGTGGAGTTGAGCAGTTATTATTAGCAACAGTTTATGGTGTTGAACAACTTGAAACTATTGGATTGAAAGCAATAGATAATTTACTATATGGAACTAATGAAGACACAGGTAGCACAGCAGGTGCATACAGTGCATTACATACACAGAAAACTGGAGTTCGTGATTCATTATCACTAAGTGATGCTACATCAGTTAAAAATAGATGGAAAGAATTGATAGAGTTTGCAGTCAATATCCTTTCACCTGCTAGAAAAGTTGGTAGAAGTGCTTCTAAGAATATTCTTTATAATCAGAACTACTATCTACAAGAAATACAAACACAAACTGTTGCTCAGTTTGGTGCAGGTTCATGGACTTATGATTCATTTGTAACTGATATCGTTGAGGATGTTATACATGATCTTCAAACAACAAATATTAGAGATAATACAACTGCATACCAAATCACTATTCAAAGTGTAAGTGCAACTGATTTCCAAGTTGGAGAAGTTGTTAGATCTAATGTTGGAGGATATGCATCTGTATTAGAGTTTGATCCTGATACTAACTTCTTCGTTGTAGGTCCGTTTACAGGAACTGCATGGGTTGCAGGTAATACATTGACAGGTAAGACATCTGGTGCAACTGCTACTATTTCTAGTGGTGGAGTTGGTTCTGCATATACTTGGTATCTTAATGTTGGAAATACAAGAACTCTTGCTAATGCTAGAACAATAACATCTACAGTTGCAGGTCAGGTTGCAGGTACAAACCTCTGGACAAATCCAGAAGCATATGCAATCAACTGGACACCTACAACTAACGTAACAATAACAGATAACGTTTCAACTCTTGCTCCTGATGAATCGCAAACTGCAGAAGATGTAACACCTAATAATGGTCAGAATGGTCAGCATGAAATCAATAGAGATTACAGTCTAACTGCGTTTGAGACATTTGACTCTGGTACAACTACATTCGATAATAACACAGAAACATTCGATACTGGTGCTGTTGGATTAGATGAAACTCAAACATTTACATTCTCAGCATTTGTTAAAGAATCTGGGTCACAAGGAATCAGATTCCAAATGCAACTTGATCCAGGTGGTACAGGTGAACAAAATGTATTCTTTGATCTTAATCTTACAAATGGTACTACAAGCACAGTCTTTACACCTCAAGGTGGTATTACTGCTCAAGCATTTGGTGCAATACCTCTTGGAAACGGTTGGTTTAGATGCTTCATTACTGCAACATTCTCCTTTGGATTTACAACTCTAAGATCCAAGTTCATTATTAAGAGTGGAACTGGAAGTAGTGTTTGGACTGGTGATGGTTCTACTGGTATTCTTGTTTGGGGTGCTAAACTTACTAAGAATGATCTTGATCCATATCAAGCACAGAGTGGTAAATTATTCTACGCTGATACTGGATTTAACACTAAGAACTTTATTCTTGACTTGCTAGAAACATATATGTTGGCATCTCTTGATGGTACACTCACATCTCCTGCTACAAACTCTGGTTTCTATTCATTCTATAGTAGCACTGCTGCATCAGACTACACTAAAGATTCTGTTGCTGCAGTCGTCAGATACTTGATAGGCATTATTAGAACTCAGTTTACAGATGATACATCATACATACAACTTACAACAAATAGAAATATACAACTCCCAACTAAGGTATTCACTACTGGAAGAACTATACCAGTTGCTATCAAAGGTGGAGCAAATAATGCTGATTATGTTTATGGTTTATTAAGTAACTCATATGCCGAGATTGAGAATATAACTGTAAATGAAGGTTTAGTTGTTCAAGTTTACTCAAGATTTAGAATAGATGGTAACATCACAGATGGTCCATATACCATGAATGAAACTGTTGCGAAACAGGGTGCTCCATCTGTAACTGGTGTTGTTTACGGATTCTTTGAAGATGAAAACTTCAAGTATCTTGATGTTAAAGTTACAGCAGGTCCATGGGCAATATCAGACAATGTTGTTGGTGCAACTAACTCTACTACTGCTCAGATTAGTGCTATTGAAACTCGTGTTCATATCATTGATCTTAAGGGTGACTTTGTTGCTGACATTCCATTCAGAGGTTATACATCTGGTGCAACTGCACAACCAACATCATTCTTGAAAGCACAAGCAGCAGTTACCGATAACACAGGTGGTAAACTTACTGTTGATACTGAATCACTACTAGGAACATTTGAAACTACTGCTGTCGTATATCCAGAATCTTCTAGACAATACATTGTAGTAAGTAAGTATGCAGGTCTTGATATTGGTGTTGGTGATAGAATTGCATCAAGAGGATATAAGAGATTTGGTATTAATATTATCAGTAATCTTAATAACTTCTCAGTTGGTAATAGACTTTATAAGGTTGTATCTGGTGTTCAAGATTCTGCCACATACGGTATCATTACTGATGTAGACATTCCAAATAACTATGTCTACATGATTGAGTATCAAGGAACATTTACTCAGGGTGATCAAATAGGTGATTATGGTTTAGCAGCATCATTCCCAGTTGGATATGCTTCGATATCAACTATAGTTACAACTGCAGGTCAAGGTGCTGCTCTTGTACAAGACGTTCGTGTTGATGGTATTAACAAGCGTCTATACTTAAGTGATGTTACAGGATCATTTGGTATCAGAGATGCTATCAAAGGACCTGATTCATACGGTGCTGTAATATTCTCGCAAGTTGATCTTAAGGCAAGAGTTAAGAGATCATTTAAAGGATTTGATGGAACTACAACAACGTTCCCACTCACTATTACAAACGGTACTACATACCTCCCAGATCCCGCAGGACACCTCTTAATATTCATTAATGGTATATTACAACCACCAGGTGCAAGTAACGCATATACAGCGTTCTCCAACCAGATTCAGTTTACTGAACCACCAGATTTGGGTGCATCATTTACTGGATTCTATATTGGTAAACTAAGACAGTTAGATGATATCTCATTCGAGTTTGACTCATTGAGACAATCATTCAACTTGAAACGTAATGATGTGTTCTACTCCTTGACACTGACTGATGGTGTACAGTCTAGTGTGATAAGACCTGAGAACAATATTATTTGTTCACTCAACGGTGTTATCCAAGAACCTGGAGTTGGTTTTGAGATTGTTGGTTCTAGAATCATCTTCTCTGAAGTTCCTAGATTTGGATCAACATTCGTTGCCTTCTCATATGTTGGTTCTGAAGCAGACGTTGACGCTGCTGAAGTTGTACCACCAATCGAACCAGGTGACTTTATTGATATACAAGGTGAAACATCAGATAGAGAAGTTGCTGTTATTGAATCATCAAACTCTCTAATCACATTTGATTATCTTGGATCTGTATTTGGTCAGAAAGCAACTGCAACTGCAGTTTTGACATCTGGATTTATTGATCAGGTTCAAGTTACTAACGGTGGTTCTGGATATACAACTAGACCAACTGTTAGAATAGACTCCATCTCAGGATTCGATGGAAACATCCGTGCACTAGTTGGTGTTGCAGGTGTTGAACTCAGTGCAACTGGTACTGGATATAAGAATCCTACTATCAATGTTGAGACTACCGTACCTGATGACTGGACTGCTCCAGACATATCAACTTACGGAGAGGAGTTGGTAGACCCCGAAACCCCATAAATAACTAAAAATTGTATCAGCGATGGCCAAGCAAACGATAGGTCTTGGATCTGCTGCTAACGACAACACGGGTGATACCCTGAGAGTCGGAGGCGATAAGGTCAATGACAACTTTAATGAAATATATACTGCCCTAGGAAATGGTACGACACTTACTGTCGATACCACAAACCCTGCTGTGGGACAAGTATTAAGATATAACGGTGCCACATTCCTGCCTTCAGATTACACTAACCTGACTGCAGCATTAGATGTAAATGGAAACTCTATAGTTTCTTCAAGTAATGGTAATATAGCGGTAGCAACAAATGGATCAGGAGATTTAACATTATCAGCAGGTGGCGTAACATCAATATTCAAAGGTACAAAGGCAGCACCAAACGCTGCAGAAAGTGGAACAATTATATTCCCAACATCAATAACATACGATAATGAATATAGCACACTAGCAGGAGCACCTGCAGTTGGAACTTATAGAGGTTACTTCTTTACAGTCAGTGGTGATGATAATCCATATGTAAATATGAATATCACTGCAGGTGGTGTAGGTAACTCTCAAGTAAAACTATTAACTGAAAGATCAAGCATTAATATGCTGTTTGACGTTGATACAACTACAACACCTCCTAATAATGATCAAGTTTTAAAGTGGAACTCTAGTAGTAGCAAATGGTTACCTGCTGATGATGCTGCAGGTATTGGTAGTATAAACGTATTCGCATCTGTTGCAGGTGACACAGGATCTACAACTGCCAACAGTCAGACAGATACACTGACTATTGCAGGTGGTACTAATATTACTACTGCAGTTTCTGGAGACACTGTAACGGTGAACTTCTCTGGAACTTTGACAACAACACTCGCTGCTCTAACTGATACAAATACAGCAGGTCTAACTCAAGGTGATATGTTGTATTGGTCAGGATCTGAGTGGATTCCTACTCCTACAACTGGACCTATCATATGGTATGAGATAGGTGCACCTGTAGAGAATGCTAGTAATGACTTCTTGATCAATGGACCTGGTCTTCCTGCAGGGGAAAACCGTGACCCAACATTATATGTGCATAGAGGATTTACTTATGCATTTGACAATAGTGTTGAAGGGGGTGGACACCCATTTAGGATTCAATCAACACAGGGTTTATCTGGCACACCATATACTACAGGACAAACTGGTAGTATAAGTTCAATCTTATATTGGACTGTACCTTTTGATGCTCCATCAACTCTTTATTATCAGTGTACACTCCATGCTGCAATGCAAGGAACTATTAACGTAGTATCATAACTAAATGGCAAGAGACGTTCCAGGAACAGGCGCAGTCATTGAACCAATCTTTGATGAAGTATTTGGAGTTCGTGCTGTAAAAGTATTAAATGGAGGATCAGGTTATAACCAATCTGATCCACCTAGACTTACTGTGACTGGATGTGGTACACCTGATGTAGAGGCATTATTATATCCAATCATTGATGATGGTGCAGGGCAGATCATCCATGTAAGAGTTTTAAATAGAGGAAGAGGATATGATCCGTTACGTTTGCAGATCATTCCTGAGCAAGAAACACCAAACGTAGTAGATTCATTTGATTTTAATAGAATATGGCAAGGTCATCCTAACTCACCAACAACAGGAAC